TTACGTGCATTTGAAATACGTAAGAATTTAATAGGTACTAATTATATCTTGGATGCATCTGGCAAATTTACTGAGACTACGCTTAGTAATAATCTAGTAGAAAAGCTTCTGAGAATACGTTCTGACCAAATTAACTTCTGGGAATTCTATAATGCTTACCCTGTAAAGGTAGGATCTCGCATATTACGTAGCGCAGGTCCTACTTCACAAGTAGCATTGAAGCATGAAAAGAAGTACTTAGCGAGAGTTAAAACTACGGCAGAACACTTGAGAGCTATCGCAGCTCTATCGGCTTTTGTGGCTAAGAAAAAGCAAACTAATGGTTTGCAATATCTTCCACAAATGGAAACAGTATTGAATAACAATCTTTGGGAACAGTGGGATGTATTTATACAGGACATTGGAACAGAGGAACAAGAGTGGAATACTGACTCAATTTAACCTTAACAATTAATCATATGACTAAAATTAAATATTGGGATCGACTAAAACAAAGTATCGAAAGAGGTAAACAAGGTTTAAATACAGGTATTCCCTTTCAAGGCTTTACTACTTTAAGTAAACACATTAAGAATATTCAACAAGGTCGTTATGATTTAATTTTTGCGGGTACAAGTGTCGGTAAAACTGCATTTGTTAATAGCACTTATGTTTATGGAGCAATTGAATTTTTGCAAAATAATCCTGGATACATTCATGATATCGAGATTATTTATTACTCATTAGAGATTCCTCCTGAACATCAGATAGCTAAACACATTGCAAGTTTGATCTGGCGCGAACATGGTATTATGACTTCGATGGACGAGATATTATCTAAGGGTGACTTAGCTATTAGGCCTGAAGTAGAGTGTCTTATTCCACTATATGAGGAGAGAATGCAGGAGATACAGAATAAGTATCTTCACTATCGTTCTTCTTTAAATCCTGACTTTCTATACAAGGATCTTATATCCTACGCAGAAAGTCGTGGAGAAGTAGTAAGAAGTAAGGAAGGGCTCATCGTGGATTACATTCCCAACAATCCTGGGTTAATTACATTAGTAGTGATAGATCATATTGGTCTTATCAACTATAATAATTACAAGGATTTGAAGGAGGCAATTGACAAAGCTTCAAGAACGCTAGTATTCTTCAGAAACATGTTCAACTTTAGTCCTGTTGTGATATCGCAGATTAACAGAGGATCCGAGCAGATGGATAGACGTGAGGGTGATAGCTGGATGCCGATGTTGAGTGATATCAAGAATACAGGTAACGTCGCAGAAGATTGTAATACTGCAATAGGCTTGGCAAGTCCTTTTTATTTTGGAGTTGATAAATGCTTAGGCTATGATATTACCAAGTTTAAGAACCGTTATAGATTGGCTAAGATATGCAAGAATCGCGATGGCGATGTAAATCTTCTTGCTAGCTTTCTATTTATTGGCGAGTTCGGTGGTTATCATCAGCTACCTAAAGCTGAAGAATTAATGGGTAAACCTGAAATGCTTAAACAAATCGATGATTATTATCGCAGTAAAACAGATACAATATGATAGTAGACAAATTAGATTGGGTTAAGGATCAATTAGTGAAGAACCCAAAATTCAGAGACAGTAATGAAGGGCTGTATTATACTTATCTCAAGGAGATAGGGTATGATATTAACCAACCTATTAGACAATTTTTAAAAGATATGGAATCACGAACTATTCCTTATATAGATTCTTTTGGCAGAGCGAGTAGAAAAGTACAAGAAGAGCACCCACATCTAAGGGGTAAGCTATACAAGCAGCGCAAGGCAAAACAAGATGAAGTTAAGGATGAAATTATTAATTTATGAGATTAGAAACTTTTCAAGATTGGGGTAAACCCGATGGAATAGCAGGTAGCATTCCATCTACAAGAATTAATGAAGCTAGAAAACAAGCAGAGAGAATTTTATTTTACAAGATGGCAATGGCACACAAAGATGGTGGTTCTTTTGAACTGTTTAAGGAACATCAGCATACTAAAGAGGATGTTGATAAAGCTAAACAGTGGTTGAAAACTAATCACGATGTAGTAGCAATAACAGTAGTACAAGAACTTGTTTAATACAAGAAAAATTCTTATCTTTATTAGGTAATTCAAACAATCAAAAACAAATTTTATGGGTCAATTAGTATTCCTGGTTGGTAAATCAGGAAGTGGAAAATCTACCTCGTTACGTAATTTAAATTCGGACGAGACAGTGATCATTAACACTGATCAAAAGGCTTTGCCTTTTAAAAACTTTAAGCTTAATTACAGCGAGGAAAAGCGTAATTATCGTAAGACTTCTGATGTTAGTATTGTGCTAGCAACACTAAAAAAAGTAAACGAGTTGCCTAATGTAAAAACTGTTGTTGTTGATACTTGGTCAAGAATTATGACTGACGCTATTATGAACCCAAGTTTCAGAGCTGAGAAAGGTTTTGACAAGTGGGGTAAAATGGCAGCTGCTCAATATGATTTGATCAATTTCATTAATGACAGTATGAGAGAAGATATCATCGTATATCTTATTGCTCACCCTGAGACACATTACGACGATGCAGGATTCTCTTCTGAGCGTATTGGTGTGCAGGGTAAAATGTTAGAAAAGTTTGTACCAGAATCATTTAGCACTATCGTGTTATATGCAGAAATCGTTAAGACACCTGGTCAACCTAACAAACATGTATTCCGCACTGTGTCTTCTGGTAATGACACATGCAAAACTCCTTTAGAGATGTTCGAGGAGAACGAAGTAGAAAACGATCTAATCGCAATAAACGAAACGATCAGAGAATATTATTCAATTTAAACAATCAAACCTTAAAAAAAGAAAAATGGAAGGATTAATCTGGGACGAAGTTCCCGCACAAAGAAAAAGAAAAGAAGAACAATTTGCTTTTCCTGTAGTAACATTATCAGCTATTGCAAAATTAGGAGCTGGTCGTAAATTCAGTTTTAACGCTGCTGCTCAGAAAGAGTTAGACGTTACTGGTGGAGATCGTGTCTCTTTTGGTTTTAGCACTGATAAGAAATTAGCTGCAGTTCGTAAAGCAACAGGTGATCAAGGATTTGCATTGACACAAACATGTACAATAAGCGACAAGAAGACTTATGAGTTCATGGTAAAAATGTTCAGTCTTGATACTGCTATTGAGAATCATTTTGAGATTTCTTTAGTTAATGGATTACATACTTTATCTCCAGTATTATCAGCTAATACAGAAGAAGTTGTATTTGAAATTAATACTATTGATGTAGGTGAGATCTCTGACGAAGAAGATTTCAGCGCTGACTTACGTGGTATTCCCACAACAGAAAGCTTAGGAATCGAAGCAGCAGACGAAGTAGAAGAGATGGTAGCACCTTCTCCAATTGAAGAAGATTCTGCGGAAGAATCAGTTTGGTAAGAAACAATTTTTAAACAATAAAAACAGAGAAAAATGATTAATTTAAATGACAGCGCATTTGACGCTAAAGCAGGAGTAGCTATCTTCAATGATGGAAAAGCAGGTATCGTAGAAAACGTTACATTGACTGTAAACAAAAGAAAACCAGAAGACAAACAAGGGTCTCCTGAGTATAAATTGACTTTTACAGATGAAGCAGGTGCTACTTGTAATAGTTCTTTCTGGTATGTTGAGCAAGCTACTGCTTATGCAACTGTAGAGGATCAAATTAAAAAGCAAGGTACAGTGATGAAACACATCCTTCATGCAATTTACGGAGCGGACTATCAATTACCTAACTTCCAATCAGCAAAAGAAATGTTGGATGGTTGTATGAAATTGGTTCGTGAAGGATCTGCAGCAGGACATAAATTCAGAATGTTTGCTAACTATGGTTCTACACAATCAGTGAAAAACTATATCCAACCTCGTTCTTGGGTTCCATTTGTTGAGCCTATGAGTGTACCAGCAGCAGATTCTCGCCTTAAAGTGAGTAACATCGATGCTATGGCACGTTTGGATAAAGATAATTTAACTACTTCATCTGCAAGCACTTCTGCGGAAGCTGCAACAGTTGGTGACGATTGGTGAGAAAATCATTAATTTTGAAGAGGGGTTTCGGCCCCTCTTTTTAATTTATCTATGGGCGAAATCAATCTAAATTCAATAGTATATAATAGTCTTATTACAAGAGAGGACATACTAAAACATGTTACTCAAGAGGAAATCTATAGTTTTTATGTAGGTGAGGATATCAGAAGTCTTGGAGTGTTTCATAGCCCTCTAAGAAAAGATAACATTCCTTCATTTGCTTTATACTTCCATAGACTAGAGAGAAACATCTTAATGTTTAAAGACTTTGCTACAGGAGACTGTGGTGATTTTGTAATGCTAGTTTGTAAGTTATTCAATCTAGATTATAAAGATGCTATGCGTAAGATAGCATATGACATGGGCCTAACAAACCAAAGTGTAGATGCAAATCAAACACTTGTAAATTACACAAGAATAGTAAGTAAGGAAAGCATAGAACTTGGCGTAAAGCTGCGCCTATGGAATATAAAGGATAGAGATTATTGGACATCTTTCGGGATCCATAAGAAGACTCTAATTAAATTCAACGTTTTCCCTATTAGCCATGTATTTTACAATGACACTGCGGTTAAGGCACATGATTATGCTTATGCATATGTTGAAACAAAAGATGGTAAAACTAGTTACAAAATCTATCAACCACTTGAGACTAAAATTAAGAAATGGATCAATAATGCGAACTATACCGTACACCAGGGTTATATGCAACTCCCTAATTATGGCGAATTGCTTATTATAACTAAATCTTTAAAAGATGTGATGAGTATACATGATTGCTTAGGAATCCCTGCTATTGGTTTACAGTCTGAATCTGTGATGATGAAGGATAGTGTGATGGATGAGTATAAATCTAGATTTCGTAAAGTAATTTGTCTATTCGATAACGATGAAGCAGGTAAGAAACTATCTGCCAACTTTAGTGAGAAGTATGAATTACCTCACTTTTTTGTACCTGAGCTGCCCAAAGTAACAGATTTTAGTGATCTAGTAAAAGCTTTAGGCAAAGATGAAGCAATTAAATTTTATAAGAATTTAAAAATTTAAAAATGGACAAAGTACAATCGCTGAGTAAAATCAGCAAAGAGTTATTATTGAAGGAGCCGTATTACGGCTTTTTTCTTTTAATGCTAAATAAGTTTTGGGACAATAAGATCCCTACTGCCTGTGTAGGCAAGAATGGTATTAACTATCAATTAAGAATTAATGAAGAATTTTGGACATCATTGGATGATGCTAAAAAGATGGGTCTCCTTAAGCACGAATTACTTCATATCGCTTTTAATCATCTTACTATGCATTTTAACTTTAGCGATAAAAGGCTCGCTAATGTGGCTATGGATATGGAGATTAATCAGTACATAGATGCTGACATGCTCCCAGGCGGGGAACTAACTCCTGATGAATACAAACAGTTAAAGGAAACAGTTACAGCTGAAGTAGAGCAAGCAAAACAAAATGGTGCTACTCAAGAAGAATTACTTGCTATTAGTAAGAAACTTCCTGGAAGAGGTATCATGATTGAAGACTATGCTGAATTAAATCTTAACACGAAAGCTGGCTGTAGATATTATTACGATAAGCTGCGCCAAGCTCAAGATGATAAAGACAAGAAAGGAACGTCGGGTAGTCCAGGAATGGATGAATTACTAGACGGCCTTGCAAATGGAGATGATCCTACTAATCATGATTGGGAAGAATTTGATGACTTAGGAGAAGCAGAAAGAAAGCTTGTTGACAAGCAAACTCAAAGAGTTTTGGGTCAAGCAAAAGAACAAACAGTAAAACGTCAAGGCACAGTTCCTGGAGAGATAGAATCTCGAATTATCTTAGAAGTAATAGTCCCACCAAAATTTGATTGGAAAGGATTTATTCGCAGGTTTACTGGAATAAGCACACGAGTGTTTACTAAGAAGATCCGCAGAAAAGAGAATAGAAGATTCTCTGATAATCCTGGTCTCAAGATTAAGATGAGGCAACACATGTTGTTAGCAATTGATACTTCTGGATCAGTAAGTGATGATGAGCTTAAAGAATTTATGAATGAAATTCATCATATCTACAAGACGGGAGTAGATATCACTATCGTACAATGTGATACTGAAATTAGATCTATTGCGCCTTACAAAGGTAAGTTTGAATTGGGAATCCTTGGAAGAGGCGGTACCTATTTTGACCCTGTATTAAAGTATTTTAATGAAAATCTTAAGAATTTCACAAGTCTAGTATACTTCACTGATGGTGAAGCACATGCTAGCATTAAACCAAGAGGAAACGTATTGTGGGTAATCTCTGAGAGATCTTATCTCAACACGGACCTTCCTGGAAAAGTAATTAAATTAGAATTATAAAAATTAGAAAACATGAATCAAACACAATTAAACGTAGAAGAGTTAAAAAGTTTTATCAAACACATGGTTATTAATAACCAGAAGATACAGGAAGAAGGTAAAGTACCTGTAGCTATTAATATTGAAGGTGACGCTGGTTTGGGCAAGACTTCTGCTATTATGCAATTAGGCCAAGAATTATCAATGACAACTGTAAAGTTGAATCTATCTCAGTTAGAAGAGTTAGGTGACTTAGTCGGTTTCCCGATTAAAGAATTTCAAGTTAAAAACTCTGAAGGTAAGACTCTATGGATTACTGAGCATGAGATTGAAACTGCTAGCTCTAAAGGATATCGAGTAGTAGACAAGAGAATGACTCATGCTGCTCCTGAATGGATTCAAGGTAAAGGCGAAGGTGGCTTCTTAATTCTAGATGACTATACTCGTGCAGATGCTCGCTTCATGCAAGCTACGATGGAGATCCTAGATCGCCAAGAGTATGTATCATGGAAGTTACCTAAAAACTGGCATGTTATCTTAACTACTAATCCTGACAATGGCGACTATAATGTAACAACATTAGACGTTGCGCAAAAGACTCG